CTTAGCCACTCCAGGTGGGGGCATTGACAGCGGGAACATACTGGTTCGTCATGTCGAAAGAACACGTCGTCCAAGCCGTGCTGGAACATCTCGCCGCCGATGTGGCTGAGCTGGAACAGGAAGTGGTGATTTACCGGGAGATGAGCCAGATCCTCCTGGCCCAGAATGGCGAACTGCTGCGACATAATGCGGCGCTGCGCCAGCAAATCAACGACCGTCGTGAGGAAATTCGCCGCTACACGGAATCGCAGATGACGCGTGCCTAACGGGCTGCGCTGGACCGAAGAAGAATACGCCGCCTTCCGCCGTCGGATGGATGGCCTGGCGCCTCCGCTGCCCCTGCCCTTGCGGCCCACCAGCCTCCCGTATGACCGCTTCATGGAGCTCTGCGCCGCAGCGAAGCTCCCCATCCCCGCCCGCGAAGTGCTCCTCATCCCGAATCGTGATTTCCGCTTCGATTACGCGTGGCCGTGCCTGAGAGTCGCCGTCGAGCAGCAAGGCTTCCGCGACCACAGCACGCGCAAGGGCCTCCAGCGCGATTATGAAAAGCTGAATCTGGCGCAGGCCGCTGGCTGGAAAGTCTTCCAATTCACGCCGAAGCAGCTCGCCAGCGTCGACACGATTGAGTGGTTACGATTGCAGTTAGGTAGCAATCAGACAGATGAGAAAACGATTGGCTAACGTAGAATGACCACTAAAGCCGGGCGGGGGTGGCCACCCCTCGCTCGACGCGCACCGCTTGCTACTTCAGGCGGTGGCCCGGCCCCTTCACTCAAGTAGGAGTGTCTATGGCTGTTGGTCCCCGTCCGATTCCGTTTCCGCTTGCGTCCATGAAAGGCTTGGACGCCCTCCTCGATGAGCCCATCGAAATGATTGATTGGGTCGTCGCTAATCGTATCCCCGCCGGCAGCGTGAATCTCCTCGTCGCCAAACCGAAAGTCGGCAAAACCACCGCGGCCCGTCACCTCGCCGTCGCCGTGGCCACGGAGGCCATCTGGCTCGGCTCCCAATGTGCCATGGGTGTCGTCTGGTATCTCGGTTTTGAAGGGCGCCAAGCCGACCATCTGGCCCATTTTCGCCAGTTTGATTTAGAACCCGCCGACGCCGCCCGCATTCATTGCTATTTCCAAGCCCCCACGCCCGCCTTTATGAAGGAGCTGGCCGCGCTCGCCAAACAGGACCGGCCCGCCCTCATCATCGTCGACACACTGCAACGCCTCATTCGCGTCAAATCGATGGAGGATTACGCACAAGTCACGCTCGCATTTAACCCCCTCATCGCTATTGCCCGCGAAACCGGCGCCGCCCTCCTCCTCCTGCACCATGCCGGCAAAGCCGCTGACCGTGAAGCTCTCGATAGCGTCTTAGGGTCCACGGCGATTGCCGGCTCCGTGGATAACACCATCATTCTCGCCAAACGCAACGGCTTCCGCACCGTCTCGACGACCCAGCGCGTTGGCCCAGACCTCGATGAATGCGTCCTCCAGCTCTCGGCTACTGGCCGGGTCTCCCTCGGTGGCAGCCGCGTCATTGCGGAACAGCGCATCTTTAGCCAAAAGCTCTACGATGCCTTAGCGAATAGCCCCACGCCCACGCTGTCCCAATTCGATTGGCTTGAACTTGTCGAAGGGCGCCGACAAATGAAGCTCCATGCTATTGCCCGTCTCGTGACTGATGGCTCCGTCATTCGTTATGGCCTCGGCAAAGCCAAAGACCCCTTTTTCTACGCTATTGCCGTGCGCTCATGAGTCTGTTCCGCTGTTCCCTGGTTCCGCTGTTCCCACAATATAGGTCTGTTCCCAGAACTAATGTCTGTTCCCAGCCCTCCGGAACAGACTTTTCCACATTCGCGAATTTCTTAGACTTCTGTTCCTGTTCCCAGTTCCCACATATAGTGGGGAACTGCGGAACTAACTATATATATGAAAGTCGTAAGCGCTCCTTCAACGCCTCATGTCTGTTCCCAGTTCCCACAGCAGCGTATGATGCCGGTTGATTACATTGAAAAAACCAAAAGGCGGCGTTAGGCCAGGCGCGGGACGTAAACCCGGCAGTAAATGGCCCGCGACCCTGGAAAAGGAACGCATCCGCGAGCAGGTGCGGCAATACATCAACGCCCACGTGCAAGACCTCCTGCATGCCCAGGTAGCCAATGCTAAGGGCTTGCAGTATCTGGTCTATCGCGATAAGCAGACGGGTAAATTCGAACGTGTGCGCTCGCTCGAGGATGTCGATCAGGACGCCGAAGTCATCGAGGTCTGGGAGAAAGACCCCAGTGTCCAGGCGTTCACGGATTTACTCAACCGCGCGATTGATCGGCCAAAGGAACAAGTGCAGGAGATTGAGATTCGGGCGGATAATACGACGGCGCTCGATCGCGCGAAGGAGCGATCGTTGCTGAAGTTGAAGCCATGACACTCTATCTGCTCATGCGCCGCGGTGACGAAGCGGATGAGGATTATCCAGCGGGGATCTATTCCACGCTTCAACAAGCTATTGAAGCCTCACTCGCCTTTCACATGGACTGCGATATTTGTCACTTTGAACTCAATGGCTTGCCATGTGTGCCGGAGTGGGTTGCGGCTGGCGCCGCCTTGAAGTCATGAATACCGCCCCTTCCCGCAGCTACGATGACGACCTCGTGGAGTGGTGCGCGTCGCTCTATAGCGATCCCCTAGCCTGGGTGTGCGGCGCGTTCCCCTGGGGCGAGCCAGGCCCGTTGCAGCACTATCGTGAGCCGGACATCTGGCAGTGTGAATTCTTGGAATGGTTAGGACATGAAATCAAAGCCCGCGACTTCAACGGTGTCGATCCAGTTATGCCTATTAGGGCCGCCGTTTCTAGTGGTCACGGTATCGGCAAAGGCGCGTTGACAGGCATGCTCGTGTCGTTCCTCATGTCCACCAGACGCCATGCGAAAGGCGTCATCACGGCGAACACAGGGCCGCAGCTTCAGGACAAGACGTGGCCGAGCATCACGACCTGGGTGAAGCGGGCGATTACGCGGGACTGGTTCGAGTTGAATACGAGCATCCTGTATCGCAAAGGCCATCGGGAAGAGTGGAAGTGCAGCCCGCAGACGTGCGACCCGGACAACAGCGAGAGCTTCGCCGGCCAGCATAACGCGGCGAGCACGAGTTTTTACATCAACGACGAAGACAGCAACGTGCCGGAGATCATCCACGAGGTGCAAGAGGGCGGCTTGACGGATGGGGAGCCGATGCAGTTCTTGTTTGGCAACCCGACGCGCAGGCGTGGGAGCTTTCACGACATCGTGTTTACGGGGAAGGGGCGCGGGTGGAAGACGTGGCAGATCGATGCGCGCACGTGCCAGTTTCCGAATAAGGCGCTGATTGCGGAACAGTTGGAAGACTGGGGCGAGGATAGCGATCGGTTTCGGGTGCGCGTGCGTGGCTTGCCGCCGAATGCGGAGGATGCGCAGTTTATCGATGCCGTGCGCGTGCGAGATGCGCAAAAACGGAAGGTAGAGGTGTTAGATGATGAACCACTCGTCGCCGGTTGCGACCTCGCGTGGGGCGGGAAAGATTCGAACGTCATCAGGTTTCGCCGTGGGCGTGATGCGCGCACCATTCCAGCTATCCGAATCGCAGGCGAGCTCACGCGTGACCCTTCCGTCCTCACAAATCGCCTCAGTGACGTTCTCGCTGGGGTCTACGATGGGCACCGAGTATCCATGCTCTTCCTCGATTCAGCAGGTATCGCCGGGAGTGTGGGGACGCGTCTACGTGAGCTGGGACATACCAATTTGCTTGAAGTGAACTTCGGGGCCGACAGTCCCGACCGCAAATACCGCTACATGCGCGACATGATGTGGGGCCGGATGAAGGACTGGTTGGTCAACGGGGCGATTGACACGTCCCCGCGGCTCGAGAATGACCTGACGGCGCCAGGGTTGCGGGAAGATTTGAAGCAGCGCGTGTGGCTGGAGAGCAAGAAGGAGATGAAGGCGCGGGACGTGCCGAGCCCGGATGAGGGGGACGCACTGGCGCTGACGTTTGCGCAGACGGTGGCGCGGAAGAAGAAAGAGGAGCCGGTGTCGCAGCCGTCGTTTACGGGGTTTAGTCAGTCGTGGATGTCGTAAAAGGTATAGACTAGCGCCACTTCGGGAAGGAAGTGTGTCATGACGAACACAGAGATTGACGAGATTATCGAAGCGATGCGCGACGATGCGGAGCATGATATTGAAGATTTCAAGCGCATCTACACGGCACTCATCACGCTTCGCACGCAACGGGATGACCTCGCCGAGACAGTGGAGGAGCACCGGCGCCAAGCGGACGCGTGGGACGAACCGGAGATGTATGGCTAATGTTCCACCTGCCTGATCTCCCCATTGTCGGCTATAGCACGACGCGCGAGAAGGCGCTGACGGACAACATTCAGGAATTCATTCGGCAGATGGAGCGCGACCGGCCGCGGCTGTTGACGATTGTGTGCGAAGGGCGTGAGCGCTGGCGGCAGGTGGCGGGGGATATTTGGCGCGGCTATCGGATTGGGGAAGAGGATGGCACGCTCAATGCCATATTCGCGTATTTCGAGTTGCTGGCGAGTCCACCACGGGTGCAAGCCAAGCTGTTGCATGCGCCGAAGAACGCGCTGAAGTGGCGAGAGACGATGCGGCAGGCGATGCCAGGGATTGAAGCGGAACGCGAAGCCTTGAAGGGGCTACGGCGATGACGCTGGTCTATGCGATGTGGGCGAGCGTGTTAGCGACGATTTTAGCGGTGGCGATCTGGTTCGTGAAGTGCGACATGCGGGGGAAGTGATGACGCTGACGCGCGGCGAACTGGAATACCTGCTGCTGTTGGCCACGAAGGAGCAGCAGCGCGTCCATGTGCATCAACATGGCGTGCTCCATCCCGTGCTGTTCCCGCATTGCCAGCATCCCGATTGTTTGTTTGTGCACGAGATCGCCGACCTCGTAGCGGGCATTCCGCGCAAGAAGCATCAGTTGATTGAGGTCGCCTAGTGGCGAAGGATCTGATTCGCGAAGCGCGGGAGCGCTGGAACCGGGCGGCGGAAGCCGAAGAGCAGCAGCGCGGGCGCATTGTGCTGGCCAAAAAGTTTCGCGCTGGTGATCAATGGCATGCGGCGATTAAGGCGGCACGCGAAGGGAAGGATCCGGAGCAGGGGAAATCCCCACAGCCAGGGCGACCGTGCCTCGTCGTGGATCGTCTCAGCCAGCCCGTGCGGCAAGTCTCCAACACCATCAAGAACGCCAGTTTCGGGTTTGACGTGCTGCCGGCCGGTGGGAGCAGCGACCAGGACACGGCGGATATCTTCAAGGGCTATCTGCGCTGGATGATGAACAACAGCCGCGGGGAATCCCCGATTGAATGGGCGGCGGACCAGGCGATTGAAGGCGGGATCGGCTGGTTCCGATTGAGAACCGATTACATCAACGAGACGTGGGACGGGGAGCTGACCGAAGAAGCGATGTGGCAGGCGCTCTTCATGGAGCGCATCACGAATAACCTGACGGTCTATTGTGATCCGTCCGCCATGCGGCCGACGCGATCCGATGCGCAATGGATGTTCGTGACGGAGGATATCTCGCGTGATGAATTCGAGCGGTTATATCCGAACGCGGATATTCGAGGGCTCGATGCGTTTATGTCGACGGGGGATATGGGGAAGCGCACGGGCGAATGGGTCAGTGAATCGACGGTCCGGATTGCCGAGTATTACCGCATCGAATACACGAACCGGCATCTGTATCAGTTGCAGGATGGATCGGTGGTTGAAGAGAAGCCCGACGACAAGGCCGACATCAAGGCCGAGCGCGTCATGCGCGTGCCCAGCGTGAAGTGCGACAAGATCAATGCGGTCGAATCGTTACAACAGTTCGAGTGGGTCGGCTCGCGCATCCCGCTGATTCCGGTCCTTGGCGAAGAGTTGAATGTTGATGGGCAAGTGCATCTGCGCGGCGTGATTGAAGAGGGCATGGATGCGCAGCGGATGGTGAATTACACGTATAGCGGCGCGATGGAGATTTTCGCGCTGGCGCCGAAAAATGCGCCGATGGTCGCGGCTGGCGCGGTCGCGAACTATAAGCAGATTTGGCAAACGCGGAACATCATCAATCACGCCTATCTGCCGTTTGACCCGTGGGACCAGGAAGGGAAAGAGTATCCGACGCCGATGCTGGATACGACAGAGCCGCCCATCCAGGCCGCCGTGGAATTGATGCGGGTCAGCGAGGATGCGATTAAGGCGACGACGTCGACGGGTGATGCCAGTCTCGGGAACACGAACCCGAATGAGCGGAGCGGGCGGGCGTTGCAAGCCTTGCAGGCGCAAAGCGACCTCGCCAATAGCAACTATCCAGACAATGTGAAGCGGGCGCTGATTTACGCGGGCGAGCTCGCCGTCGAGATCATCCCGAAGATTACGACGAAGGGGCAGATCATTCACATTCTGGGGATGGATGATGAGCCGGAACAGGTGATGGTCGGCCAGCCGTATCAGGAAGGGCCGAACGGGCAGCCGCAACCCTCACCGCCGAACATCACGCCGGAAATCGCGCAGCTCGAGGGCAGCCTGCACAAGTTTTACGACTTGAACAACGGGCGCTATGCCGTGACGGTGTCGGTCGGGAAGGCGACGGCGACGAAGCGGGAAGAGGGGGCGCAGGCGCTGGGCGAACTGATTCCGCATCTGCCGCCGGAGATGGCCGCCGTGGCCACGCCGGATTACGTGGAGCAGTTGTCGTTCCCTGGCTCGCACAAGATTGCGGAGAAATTGCGGAACGCTTTGCCGCCGCAGTTGCAGGACAAGAACGATCAGCCGCAGATTCCGCCCGCCGTGCAGATGCAGATGCAGCAGATGCAGGCCGAATTGCAGAAGGCGCAGCAATTCATTCAGACGAAGCAGGCCGAGCAGCAGGGCAGTTTGCAAGAGACGCAGATCAAGACGCAGGCCGATATGCAGAAAGCGCAGATGGGCTTTGCGAATGAACTGAAATTGCAGGAGATGAAGAGCGCGACGGCCATTGAGGTGGCGCGCATCTCGGCGGCGAAGGTCATGATGGATCCACAGGCCGAAGCGGCGGAAGAGCGGCTGGCGACGGGGCTGGAGATGGCGCACGATGTTGGCATGGCGGCGATGGAGCATCAGCACGAGTTGGAGCAGGCCGCGCAGCAGCATGACCACGCCTTGACGCAGGGGGCGCAACAGGCGCAGACTGCGCAGCAATCGCAACAGAGCGACCAGCAGCACCAAGCGGAGATGGCGCAGCAGGCGCAAGAGGCCGCGGCAGAAGCGCAGCCGAACGGGAGCGGACAATAATGGCGATGCCGTATTTTAGCGGAGCCACGGCGACGACGACGAGTGATACCGTCTCAATGAATCG